CTGGGCGTGTTGCATTTCAGCATGATCTTTATCTAATGCTAATATGATTTTTTTAAAAGGTATATTCCAGCTTTCTGGATAACAATAATCACAATCTAATTCTTTATATGAGTCTGGATTAGATATTAAATATTTATTCCAATGTGATTCATCATGCCAAATTGCTATTATACCACTATTCATATCGTCTAATATGTTATTTGATAATATTTTACATGCATTTAAATATGATTCTTTTTTACCTCCTTGTACACCACCACAGTGATATACATAGTGTTTATTATCTACATATGCACTAGATTGTTGTCTTCTTTCAAATGATTGTAATAAATCTCTTCGATATCCTGGATGTACCACAGCAATTATATCTTTATCATCTGGTAGAAATTCATCTCCAATATAATCATTTATTAACATATCAACGTCTAAATAATATAATATATCAATATCTTTATATTCTTCTAAATTTTTATAAAAAATTTCAAATCTTTTTAATGTTGGCATAGGCCAAGGTATATGTTCTTGATATATTTTTATAACATTATCAGATACATCATGTTCCATTATGTTAGTAAAACAATAAATTGTTTTTTTGTGATTATTTAAAAGATATTTATTTATGGAATCAACTAACGGATTCAAAAATTTAATATATTTATTTGTTGCAATTACTAATATTCCAATATTCATTTTAATTAATTTTTAGTTTTTATATTTTAATCCAATCTTTTGGAATCAAATCTGATGTATCTATACCAACATCACCAAACCACTTTTTTGGTGTACATATAATTTTATTTGTATTATTATTTAACCATCCAGCCCACCAAGAAAATGATGAATTTGTGATTATATTATGATTACAATAACTCATTAAAGACAAATCCTCATAATTTTTTTGATTTTCAACAAATATATAATTATCATCAATAAAATTAGATTTACACCATTCTATATCATCAGAAAATATTAATATATTTTCTACTATATCTTTAGATTTAATATAATTAATTGAATTTTTAAAATAATCAATATTTGGACAAGGATGATAATGTTGCTTACTTAAATAATCACCTCTTCTAACATGTATAGATATACTATTTTGTAGTTTATCTTTCCATTCATCTAATAGATTATTTTTATATTCATCCTTTAATGAAAAAATATATTTTATTTTATCACTACAACAATAAAAATATTTTTCTGATTGAAAATATCCAGTTAAATTCATATCTTTGATATATGGAATATTATTATAGTTAAAATTCGGTTCTTGATAATTAACACTAATTTTAAAATTTTCTATATTATCTGTTTCTATACCATTAAAAAAATTATTATATTCCCAATTAGGAAAAATAGCATTATCATTGTTTTTAATTGCATGACATAATGTTGCTGCTATTTGAAAAAATTGGTTACATAATCTACCATGGTTTCCTAAATCTTTAAAATATATCATATTTTTAATTACTTTTTATCATATTTCTATGTTGTAAATTAGGATTATCATTTTCATCAAAAGCTTCACCTACAAATTGTTGACCTTCCCTTTTAATTGGAAAATTTCTTTTTTTTAGATTATAGTTAAAGAATTCATCATGTACCATACAATCTTTGTTAACTAAGGGATAAATAATATCTTTTAAAAAATTTTGATCTACTTGCCAAAATTCTCCTTTTGAATATTCATCTATTAATTTTTTCATTTTTTTAAGTCTAGGATATTTAACTCCCCACATACCACCTAAAATTAATGTTGTGTGCCAAGGATGATCTCTCATTATATGAAATGAATTAAATCCATTCATCCACTGATCAACAGCAGCTTTTTCTCTTAAATTTAGTCTAGAATCACAATCTCTACTCAACATAACTTCAACATCACTCTCACTTGCAGGATAAAATCTCCAGAACATACCTGACCAATTACCGATTTCATTCATGGTGATAACTTCACAATTATCTATATTTTTTAATTGATTTATTATATCAGCAGGTACACTAGTACCACAATAAAATCTTGAAATCCAACCAGGATATATTTCATTCGTAAGATTTGCATTTTTAATTGCTCCAACAGTATATTTTGGATTATCTCCCCATAAACTGAAAGCTATAATTTTTTTCATTTCAAACCAAATTTATTTTTTTGTCTTAATTTGAAAAAATTATAATCTAACTGATAATATTTATGATTTTTAGCATATAATTCATCATATTGATTTCTAAACTCTGGTATATCAGGATGTTCATGTTTTATAATTGTTTTCTCAATAAAAGTCTGTTTTTTTAATCTATTTGCAACTTGAGTAAATTCATCATCACAATAAAAAGATTTATATCCTTTGTGATAAATGTATCCAAATCTATCATAATATTTTTTACCTAAAATACATAATGTATTTAGGTCTTTTCTGTTTCCATCAAAAAACCATAAAACACCATCAGTATCAGGATAATATTTTTCCATATTATAACGTATAATATCATCAAATCCTTTAATTTGTGGTATCATATCATCAGATGCTAACAATACAACGTCCCAATCAGTCATATCATCAATGTCAGCATTACATGCTTCTATTTTAGAAGTTGAATTGCCTATAAAAACATTCATATTTTCATATAAATCTAATTTAGATAAAACTTCTTCATTATTCATAGATAAATCATCTTCATCTATTGATACACAAAAATCAGTCAACTCTATATTATATAAATTTTTATAGTATAAATCTAAAACTTCTAAGAATTTTTTTGGTCTATTTCTAGTTGGAAATTTAATCAACAATCTCATTAATTATATTATTTTTAGTTATAGATTATAATAAAAAGAAAATAAAAGGTTTAATAAAAATAAAACTTTTTTCAAATATATTTAATTAAAAAATCTATTTCTGTTACGCACTATATTTGCTGCATAATAGAAATAAAAAAATCAAGTTGGTTAGGATTACTAACCAACTTGATTTTTATCTATACTTTGGATATTTGAATTTTAGATTACCAGAGTCATAAATACGATAATTTTTTCTTTCTAACATTATTTCATGTTCTGTTTTATTAGAATCAAAACCTTGTTTAATCAATATATCCTTTCTATAATTAAATCTATATTGTTTAATTCCATTAATAACATAATAATAATTGGGTGATGTTTTTCCTTGACTTTCAAATCCTAATATTTCATATAAATTACCTTGACTATGACTTCTATCAGCATATGTAGTTATTTCATTCGGATTATAATTTTTAACGAAATATTTGAATAATTTTGATGCACCACCTATAACATTAGTATTTATTTTATTACAAAATCTTAATAATTCATATTCATCTTCATTCGTTTCTTTTTTACCCATTGCTACACGACGATTACCAAAAGTCATCAAGCTTATTAATTCATTATCGTAGAATAATCCAATTTTAACTTTAGACCCAACAAATCCTTGAATGTGATTCGCATCAAGAAACCTTCTAATTAATTTGTTATCAGTAATTTCTTTAATTTCTGTTTTTCTAGCATAAATTTTATTGGAATTTTTACTTAATTTATTTAATATCATAGATTTAACTATTTCTTGTTTATATAACCAATCATCTTCATAGATATGAATTAATTGTATTCCTTGTTTTTCACACAATTCAGTTTTATTTGAATGATAATTATTAGATTTATATAATTCATTGTGCCAATATACCCCATTAAATTCAAATGCTAATCTTAAATCAGGAAGATAAATATCTAATTCTAGTGGATTTATAATATTTCTATTACCAAATAATATATCATTATAGTAATAATCTTTTATGAAATATTGAAGTTCAATCTCAAACCCACTTTTTGTATAACCACCTATATTATTGCAGTTTGTACATAATAAGGTTTTATATTTTATCATATTTCTAAAATTTTGAGTATCTATAGTAAAATCTGTGTCACACTTATTACAATGTATAGTATACTCATTATTTTCTACTTTTATAATATTATATTCACTATATTTATTTGATATTAAATTATTTGATTTAGTTAATATAGATTTATTAATTACATCTTTATTTTTAAATGGGTGAGAAGCACCATATTTTTTTATATTAGTATTTAATATTTTTTCTTTTACTTCATTATTTTGAAAAGAATACTTTGTGCCATATTTTTCTAAATTTGTGTTCTGTTGTTTATTTAATAAATCTTTATTTTGCATTATAAATTCAGAACCATATTTTTCTTTATTAGTTTTTTTTGTTTTTTCAAAAACTTCTTTATTTTGAGTTGGATATTCTACTCCTAAATTTTTTAAATTGGTTTTTTTCATTTTTTCTTTTACTTCAGTTAATTGAAAAACATTATCAACACCATATTTATTTTTTACTCCACATTTTATACTTTCTGTTCTACATTTTGAACAAAAATATTTATTCTTCTTATTATAAACTACCATATAATCACAATTTCTAATTGTTTTTATAGTATCACAATTATCACATTTTATTGTTATCAGTTCTCTTGAATATCTTGATAAATCAGTAACATTTATTTCTATTATATCTTTATTCTGAATATTCTCATATCCTTTTTCTTTATAATATTTTAAAGTTTTATTATTAATTTTAATTTTAATTTTATTATCTATGATCATACTTGATTTTATTTCTATTATATATAAAAAACATCGGCTTCTTACCATGTATATAACATAAAAATATAAAAGTTTATTATGATTTAAAACAAAAAAAGAGAGAATAAATTCTCTCTTTTTTATTTGTAATACTATATCTTAGATAAGTACTCCTGAACTATCAGTAACCAAAATTGTCATAAATTGTTTCCATGGGAAGAATCCGATGTCTGCAACTGCATAACGGCTTCTGATTAACATTCTTGGAGCCCATGTTGCTTCAGAGATTAATTGAATAGATTGAGCCATTAAGTAAGGTACGAATACCAAACCTGGTTGTTCAACACTATTTTTTCTACCTAAGAAGATTCTGTTATCATCCCATCTTTGATAAGGGTCAACATAAATACTTATATTACCAACATTACCCATAGGGAACAATTGACCATTTGCATTTAAGTTTGCTTTAACAGGGTTAAGAGTATAACCAGCAACGTCTTGAATAACTGAAGCTAAATTACCATTTGTTACAAGGTATTGAGCTGGTCCAACACGACCTTCAGTTGCAATAAAGTTAGAAGCATTATTAAGTTTAGCAATAAGCTTTCTTTGGATAGAGTGAGTAGTTTCACCTCCTGGGGTAGCAGCACCAACTTTTAAATAAGCATCAACATCAAAGTCAAATTTAGGTTTACCAGTAGAATCTTTTGGAGTTGTCCAAGCTGTTCTGTTTTTATCAGCCATTTCAGTAACTTTTGCAATAATTTGTTTAGAAATTGTTTGTGTTAATTCATTAACCAATACTGATTCAAGTTTTTGAACGATGTCCATACCTGTTGCAGCTTTAATATCTTCAATTTGAGTTCTTTTTAATGAACTAGAAATTTCAATATCACCTACTTGTATAGTTTTTGTAAAGATATCTGGTCCGATAACGTTTGGATAAGTTCTTTCGTCTTCATCTCTTGTCATTGGTTTGTTCATATACCAACCTGCACTAAATCCAGGAATGTGATCTTCTAATAATGATACTAAATCAATAGTAACACCACTTAATACAACACCACCTAATGTAGAACCAGAAGCAACTTGCATTGTAACTGTATCATTCAACATAGCTGCAATAGAATAAGCTGCAGTTGGGAAAGTATTTCTATCATCTACAAAACCAAAACCAGCGTTATTAGCACCTGTATTGAATTGACGGAATACTCTAAACATTGGATAACCATTGATACGAGACCATCCTAAAAATTCCATAGTACCTTCTTTAAGAGGAGCAGCACCATTTTGTGCATAATTTGCCAAAGTTGGATCAAAATTTTGAAGTTGAGATGCAGTTTTAACACCTTTAACGAAATACAAATTAAGTGTACTTGTTGATGCACCAACTTGGCAAGCTAAACTACCACCAGATAATTGAACATAAAGAGGAGCAGTTAAGCCACCAACTTTTTCTCTGATTGGTTGTCCATTAGCATCCAATTTAAGTGCCATAGAAGCTTTCAATAAATCGTTTAAATTAGCTTTTGCAGTAGCATCAGCAAGGTTAATAGAGAACATAATTGGTCTCTCATCTTTCAATGTAGAGTCAGCTAAGTTATCATATTTAAAATCTACGAACAACATATCAACTTTTGGAGAAGATGCTGGTTTAACAGCTACTAAGTCCAAACCGATAGTTTGAGCAGCGATTTTCATAGAAACTGGAAGTAAATTCTGACCTATATCACCAGAACCAATTCCACCTGCACTACCTGCAGCATAGTCACCCCATACTAAACCTGGAGTTCCTGCTGGTTGAGCTGCTTGTACAGCACCCATACCATTTAAATTACCTAATGTGCTATAAGCAACATTTTCATTCATTGAATGCATTTCAGCATACTCTGCCATCCATTTTTGTTTGTAAGCATCTTGAACTCCTAGATTTTCCAATACTGGTTTCCATTTTCCAATTGCTTTTTGATTGTCAATTATTAAATTCATTTTTTTGTTTTATTTTTTAAGACAATTAAGTCTTTGTTTTTCAGTAATGATATATATTCTTTTAAAAATGTCATTTTTTTCTATTTTTAAGAATTAAGTTTATCAAAAGCTGATTTGAAATAATCAAGTTGTGATTCTGTTAATTTAGAACCGTCAACTATGTGATTTTCAGTAATTAATTTTTTTGCAGGTTTTTCGTTTGTGTAACGTGCTAAGTCTCTACTATACCAGAAGCTCTCGAATTTTTGTACTGTATCGAGGTTAGGGAATAATCTTGCGGTTGCAAGAGTGTTTGCTTTAACTGTTGTGTCAAGTTTTTCCCAGATTGGTGTCAATTCAGAAGGCATAGAGTCAATTAATAATTCATTAAAAGATTTTCTTTTTGGAGATAGAGCCTCATTCATAAGTGCAATAACTTGTACTTCACTTGTATATTTACCTTCACTTTCTTTTAACATAACCTTTACTTTGGTTTTGTCTTCGTTAGATAGTGCATAATAAGCAGCTTTTCTCTTTTCAGTTAAGAATAATAAGAAATTTGGTTGATCTTCTTCTGAAGCTTTTCTTTTTTTAGTTTCAAGGATCAAAGTATTTAAATTTTCTGTTAATGATTCAATTTTTTGTATTTTACTTCCTAATCTTATGATTTTAGATTCATGTACTTCAACTGGTTCTTCTTGTGTGTCAAGTTGAATAACAATCATACCATTTTGTGGGTTGGTTGCAAGTACTTCACCTGTTTGGTCTCCAACTGCAATAGTTTCACCTGGTGTTGGTAATCCACCTTCTTCTGTTTCACCCTGAACTGGTTCTTCAACTGTTGGTTCAATTGGATCTTCTGTAGGTAATTCACCTTCAATTGGTTCTTCTACGTGTACTTCTTCACCATCTACTTGTGCTTCTTCACCTTCAGCAGGTTCAGTTACAGGTTGATCAGTTGTTTGTGTAGCTTCAGGAGCAGGTCCTTCAATTGTAGGAGCATCGTCTTCATAATAGGAATTTATATTAATATCTTTTGTGTTTTCGTCTTCATTGATAAAATCAAAGTTTTCAAGAATTTGTCCAGATTTTAATTTTTCTGTAAGTAGTTTTGATTTTTCAATAGTATTATCTAAACTTTCAGCAATGTAATTTGTATATGCCATAGAATCATCCAAATTTTCAGCTATGTATTCTGAATAAGATATATTATTATCAACATGTTCAGCTATATATTCTGAGTATGCTATATTATTATCAAGATTTTCGGCAACATATTCTGAATAAACAATAGAGTTATCAAGATTTTCTGCCAAATATTCTGAATAAACAATAGAGCTATCAAGATTTTCAGCTATGTATTCTGAGTATTCTATAGTTTTGTCAAGATTTTCAGCAACATATTCTGAATAATCAATAGATTTGTCAAGATTTTCAGCGATATATTCTGAATATTTGATGTTTTTATCAACATGTTCAGCAATATATTCAGAGAAATCAATATTTTTATCTAAAGTTTCTGCAATATATTTACCATAATCAATAGATTTATCAAGATTTTCAGCCAAATATTCTGAATAGTTACCTATTTGTTCAATATTTTCAGCAAGATAATCATTGTGTTTAATCAACCCAGTTGTTGTTTTTTTCAACTCAACATTTTCATTTACAACAATTTGTAATTTTTCAGCTAAATATTCTAGATATTCACCAATTTTTGTTTGTTGATTGTTTAATCTTTCATAATATTCTAGAGTATTTTCTAATTTAACAGGATCAAAATCACCATTCTTACCTTTTATAGTATCATTAATTGTGGCTTTAAATTTTTCGATTTCTTCTGTCAAATAATTAGAATACTCTACCATTTGTTTTTTGGTTACAAAGTCTTCGTTCATTTGGAATAATTCATTTATTTTTGACTCATCGGATAAATCATATATCCTAAAGTTGGCATTCTCGTTAAAATTTAAACTTTCATTTAAAGATTTAACTTCCATTCTTGCTGAACTAAAGCCAGGATCAGCAACGGCATCATATGTAAATAATTTTTTAACAGTAACTGTACCATCTGACTCTGTAATGCCTGCAGCTCTAGATGACACAAAAATAGGACAACCATCATCTACAAGTGCTTTTGCCTCTTTACCCCAATGGGTATTAAGCAATCTAATTTCCCCTTTAATAGAATTTGATGCTTTATCAAATAAAGCACTTTCAATTGTGTGAGAAACCCTTGATAATGATGTGTCAAAAACATCAGGATGGTCAAATTCACCATAAACAACACCAAGTTGAGATTTGCGATTTAATAATTCATCTAAATGGGGTATAAATTTTTCAGCAGTATAAATCCTATCATTTCTATTCTTGATATTGAATTCTGTGAATGTCCCACCTAAAATATAATCACCTTTCTTTTGATTGGCATTTTCTTTTATCGGTTTCAGACCGTCCATGCAATGTTCTACAATAAGGACTGGTTTCATAATTTTTATATATTTTTCTTTTATATATTACTTAAAAAATATCATTTTTTTCTATTTTTAAATGAGTATACAATTAATAAACTATTCACAGAATTTAATATATAATATCAAAAAACATTAATATGAAATTTATTCCAATAAAAAGTATGAGAAGAATAACAGATGATTATTTGAAAAAAAAATATCCTATTTTTTATGAAGAATTATATAAAATAAAAATGATAAATATTTCATTATCAGAAAGAGTGTGGTTATATAAAAATGAATTGTATATTATTCCAACATGTCCAAATTGTGGTAAAGATTTAATATTTAAAAATTTAACTGTTGGTTACAAAAAATATTGCTCAAAAAGTTGTGCAGCAACACATTCTCATAAAGATATTATAATTAAAGAGAAAAGAATAAAAAATATGGTAAACTGTAATTATGATAAAGTTACAAGATTTATTATGACAGAAAAATCAAATAAAACTAAATCATTATTTTTAGATGATAGAAAAAAAGAAATAATTAACAAAAGAAAAAATACCGTTCAATTAAAATATGGAGTAGATATTATATCTCAGAATGAGGAAATAAAAAATAAAATCATTGAAAAAATTATTAAAACTAAAGAAAACAATAAAGATAATATCTTTAATAATAGAATAAAAAAGATGGGTTATTCTTTAATTACTTGTGATAATAATAATTTAGAAATTTTTTGTGATGAATGTAAACACATTTTTAAAATACACAGATCATTATTTAATCAAAGAAATAGATTGAATATAACAGTTTGTACTGTATGTAATACAATAGATAATCACATATCAGATTTTCAAGGTAGAGTTAAATATTTTATATCATCTATTTGTGATTATGAAATTATAGATAATTATACAACAGAAAAATATGAAATTGATATTTATATTCCAGAGTTAAATTTAGGATTTGAATGTAATGGTTTATGGTGGCATTCTGAAAAATATAAAGAAAAAGAATATCATATAAACAAATTAAATTATTTTACAGCTAATAAAATTGAAATTATGAATATATGGGAAGATGATTGGAAAGTCAAAAAAGAAATAGTTAAATCAATGATATTAAATAAATTGGTTTGTGTAGATAATGAAATATATTCTGGTGGATATGAAATTAAAAAAATAATAGATAATAAATTAGTTAGAAATTTTCTTGATACTAATCATTTACACGGATTTGTTAAAAGTAAAATAAAAATTGGATTATATTATAATAATGAATTGGTTAGTATAATGCTATTCAATAATATAATATCAAATGATGAAGAATATGAGATGTTGAGATTCTGTAGTAAATTAAATAATGATATTATTGGTTGCGAAAGTAAATTATTCAAATATTTTATTGATAATTATAATGCAACTAAAATAATTAGTTATTCTGATAGATGTTATAATCAAGATAAATTATATAAAAATCTTGGTTTTGATGTTGTTGGTGAAACTGATGCTGATTTTTATTATTTTCATAAGGATAATGGAATAAGATTAAATAAAAATATTTTAAGAAAGAATATATTAGTTAGTCAAGGTTATGATAAAAATAAAACAGTTCATGAAATAATGAGAGATAGAAATTATTATAGAATATATGATTGTGGAAATTTAAAACTTATATATATAAAATGATATTATCTAACAAAATAGAAATCAGAATTAACATATCAAATATAGAACATTATAAAACTCTTTATGATGGTATAAAAATAAATGATATTATATCTGTAAATGTAAATGAGTTAACTAAAGGTTCTAAATATAAAATTAAAATGAAATGTGATAAGTGTGGTGATGAATATGAATCTGCATTTAATATATTATTTAAAAACAAATCATTTGTAAAATTTACTTGTAAAAAATGTAATAGAAAAAATACCACACAAGAAAAATATGGTGTAGATAATATTTTTCAATCTAAATATGCAAAAGAAAAATCTAAAAAAACAATATTAGATAGATATGGAGTAGAAAATGTTTCACAGAACAATGAAATAAAACAGAAAAAAATAAAATCAAATTTAGTCAAATTTGGAGTAGAATGGGGATTATCATCAGATATAATAAAAGAGAAATCTAAAAAAACATTAAATAAAAAATATGGAGTAGATAATATATCTCAAGTAGATAGTATAAAGAAGAAAAAAGAAGAAACTTGTTTTAAAAATAATGGTGTAAATATAATTTCTCAACATAAAGATTTTAAAAAAAGCATAAACAAAACAAATTTAAAAAAACTCCAATTTAAATATAAAAATTTATTAAATGTTGAAGGAGATAATTTTACTTTTTTTTGTGATGATTGTAAAGAAAATTTTGAAATATATAAAAAAACTTTTTATGGTAGATATAATTTAGATGTTAAAATATGTACAAAATGTAATCCAATTGGTTCTGTTCATATATCTGGATTAGAGCAAAATTTATTTAATTTCATATATGAGAATCATACTGGTAATATATATCAAAACATTAAAAATATAATCAAGCCATATGAATTAGATATTTATTTACCAGAATTAAAAATAGCGTTTGAATTTAATGGATTGTTTTGGCACAATGAAATTGGTACTATTAATACTTATCATTTAAACAAAACAGAGTTATCTGAAAACAAAGGAATACAATTGATTCACATATATGAAGATGATTGGAAACATAAACAACTCATAATTAAATCTATTATATTAAATAAATTAGGTAAGATATCTAATAAAATATATGCTAGAAAAACAGAAATTAAAGAAATTTCTGATAATAAATTAATTAGAGAATTCCTTGATACTAATCACATTCAAGGGTTTCTTGGTTCAAAGGTTAAAATTGGATTATTTTATGAAAATGAATTAGTGAGTCTAATGACATTTGGTAATCGTAGAGTAGCAATGGGTAAGAAATCAACTAATGAAGGTGAATATGAATTATTACGTTTCTGCAATAAACTTAACACTAATGTTATAGGTGGAGCAAGTAAATTATTTAAATATTTTATTAGGCAATATAATACAACTGGAATAACAACATATGCTGATAGAAGTATCAGCCAAGGTAAAATATATGAAACATTAGGATTTGAGAATCAAGGTAAAACAGAACCAAATTATTATTATATTATAAATGGGATTAGATATCATAGATTTAATTATAGAAAAGATAAATTAGTGAAAGATGGATTTGATAAAAATAAAACTGAACATGAAATCATGTTAGAAAGAAAAATATACAGAATTTATGACTCTGGAAATTTAAAATTTGAATACAAAAAAACACCAGATTAAATCTGGTGTTTTTTATTTAAATTGATGTTATAAATTCATTATCATCATCCAATGATTTTTTACTTGTTTTTTTAAATATACTTTTTTGTTTTTTTACGATAATTTTATCTTCATCATCTATTACAATTTTCTCAATTAATTTTTCTTCGTCATCAATATTTTTAATTGTTGTTGTAATAGTGGTTTCAAAAATATCACAATCTATTTTGCTTTGTTCTACAACTAAGTTTAAAGATTCATCAATATCAACAGGAAGGTTTAATATATTTTTATTTATAATATCTTCATTAAAATATGGTTCATCATTTTTTGTTGTGTTTAATAATTTAGCAATCTCTTCTTTTTTTATTTTTAATTCATCATTTTTTACTTCTAATAGTTGTTGTTTTATTTCATCAATATTATCATCTACATTTTCAAAATAATTTTCACCAGGAAGTTTTAATTTATTAATAATACCATTTACTTTAACCTCATAATATCCATTATTTTCTCCTATAAATTCTTCAACTGAATTAACATCAGTTATATCATTGTAATATAAAATTGATACTATTCTTCTATCTATTGACATATTTATTATTATTTTTTATAGAAACATCAGATAATCAATATCTTTATTTTCTTCTTTATGTTTTTTTATATAATCATCATAAACTACTATCTTTGTTGGTATAGTCCAATATCCCTCATACATTCTATCATCAACCACTCTATATAATATTTTAATGATTTTCTTCTTAAAATTTGATGATACTGATTTAAAATATTTACTAGAATTTTTTAAATAATTATATAAATCTATATCCGAATTTATTGTTGTTTTTATTTTCATTTTTAAATTAAACAAATTAAATATATCATATAATAGAATTTTATTGTTTATATATTTTTTTATTAAATTATCATAAACTTCTTTATATGTAAAATTTTTAAGATTTAGCATATTTTGCCACTCAATTGTTTTTATTAGTATTTTTTCTAATTCTACTTTATCTTTAATTTTTGTATCAAATAAATATTTATATAAACTCGAAACTCTAGCATTTATTTCATATGGAAAAGATAAATAAAAAATATCTCTAAAATAATGTAATTCTGTATTAACATTTTGGTACTCTGTATCATGTAAAGCTTCTAACCTTTTCCATTTTGTTTCTAAATAAAAATCTTTTATTTGATATATTTCATATAAATGAGTCAATTCATGCATTAAAGATTTGAATATTAGTGTCAAATTAAAATTTGGTATACTTAAATTTATTATACAATTATTAAAATTTGAATCAATACATTCTTTGAAATTTAAATTTCCTGAAAAACTTTTATTATTATCATTTTTAAAATTAATTGTCAAATGTGCAACTAAATTAGACTCGTTTATATTTATAGATAAACTATTTAAATTTTTAGCATTATTTATAATTTCACTTTCATACTTAGCAATTATATCTAATAATATGTCTGGTGTTCCTTTTGACTCTAATATCATTTGAGTTTTTTATTTATATATTAAATATTATTGGTTCTATTATTTAGAAAACAAACCGTATTATATTATATATAATAACAAAAAAGAAATATATGATAAAAACTAAATATGTGAAATTAAAAATGAATAGTAAGACAATTTCACAATATAGAAAAAATGGATATGTTGTAGATGTTAATAAAGAATATGATATAAAAGTTGATGATTTGACTAAAGGTAGTAAAATTGAAATAATAGCAGTGTGTGATGTTTGTGGCGAAGAAAAAATTGTTACATATAAAGAATATTGTAGAAATACAAAAAATTACAATATTTTTTGTTGTGATAATAAATGTGCAACTGTTAAAAATAAAAAAACATCTTTAGAAAAATATGGAGTTGATCATTATTCTAAAACATCAGAATATACAGAAAAATCAAAATTAACAAGTTTAAATAAATTTGGAATTGAATATTACACACAAACAGAAGAATATAAGAAAATAATAAAAAATAAAAATATTGATTATAGTGAAAGAATAAACAAACAAAAAATAACAAACTTAGAGAAATATGGTAATGAGAATTATCATAAATCACAAGAATATAAAAATAGGCAATTTGAAATTATAGAAAAATATAAAAACACTATATCAAAAAAACTATTAAATAAATATGATAATTTAATATCAACAGATAATAAAAATTATAAATTTTTATGTCAAAATAATCATGAATTTAATATATCTCGAGAATTATTGAAAAATAGAAAAATACTAAATACTACAATATGTACAATATGTAATCCAATAGGTTCATCTAAATCTGGATATGAAATACTATTACAAGAATTTATAAAAAACAATTATTCTGCTAAATTATCTATAAATAAGAGAGATATTATAACACCATTTGAGTTGGATATTTATTTACCTGATTTAAATTTGGCATTTGAATTTAATGGTTTATATTGGCACAGTGAAGCAAATAAAGAAAATAATTATCATTTAAATAAGACTGAAGAGTGTGAAAAACAAGGAATACAATTAATTCATATTTGGGAAGATGATTGGTTATATAAAAATGAAATTGTTAAATCTATGATATTAAATAAATTAGGAAAAACTATTAATAAAATATATGCTAGAAAATGTGGCATAAAAGAAATAGATGATAATAAATTAGTTAGAGAATTCCTTGATGTTAATCACATCCAAGGATTTGTTGGTTCAAAAGTAAAAATTGGATTGTTTTATGAAAATGAATTGATTGGTTTGATGACTTTCGGTAATAGAAGAGTTTCGATGGGTAAAAAATCAACTAATGATGGTGAATATGAATTATTAAGATTCTGTAACAAACTAAACACAAACATTGTAGGTGGAGCCAGCAAATTATTCAAATATTTTATTAAAAATTATAGTCCAACTAAAATTATTACATATGCAGATAGAAGCCATAGCCAAGGTAAATTGTATAAAACACTTGAATTTATAAATAATGGGAAAACACAACAAAACTATTATTATATTATAGATGGTATTAGACATAATAGGTTTAATCATAGAAAAGATTTATTGATAAAACAAGGATTTGATGATAATAAATCAGAACACCAAATTATGATTGGCAGAAAAATATATAGAATTTATGATTCAGGAAATATGATATTTATTTATAATAAAAATGAGAATTTATAAAATTCTCATTTTTTATTTTTTTAAAATTCTGTACTACCTTGAGCTGGTGTTTGTGCTCCACCTTGTGCTTGTCCACCTCCTTGTGCTCCGCCACCTTGTGCTTGTCCTCCACTTTGTGTGCCACCTCCTTGTGCGCCACCTCCTTGTGCTCCGCCACCCATATCACCAAAATCACCTTGTGCTCCACCACCCATATCACCACCTGGAAATGGTTCACCACCTCCGCCACCAAATCCACCACCAGCACCACCGCCTTCTCCAGCAGTACCACTCATCATTTTGAATTTGTTATTAGATTCAATATCTATGTCTGTGAATTTCATAATATTTCTCACAATCCACTCAATACTTAAATATGGCTTTCCTTCACCATCTTGTAAATTACTAGATAGTGTTGATGCAATTTCTGCTCTTTTTGATAGATTATTCAAATATTTCCATTCTTCAAATAAATCATTGGAATTGAATTTAAGTTTGATAAAGCTTTCAAATACTCTATCAGATGTTAATTCAGGAAAATCTAAAGCCATTTGTATTTTAAGTGGTTTAACTAAAACTTCTTTGAATAGTGTTCTCAATCTATTTATGAAATTTTTAAATCTAATTTCGTCCATAGTAATTGATGCTGTATCATCATAAAAACTACCACCACCTTGGTCTTCATCTAATCTAGAAAAAGGCATTTTAGATGCTCTTTTTAATGATTTGTAAAACCACTGTAAAACTGTATCTTCATTTAATTCAGCTTGTTGTGGTTGTATTATATCCATTTCAGGTGTTCCTAATTCAGATGTTGGAAACCAATAGTCTTTTGAGTGTGGTATTTTAGTTGATCCATTAATATATGGTACACCTGTTGTATCATCCCATTCTACATCTTCGTGATACTCGCTCATCAATTGGCTAATTTGTTGTTCAGCTTGTTGACGAGTTAATCCATTTACAGGAATAACAAATTTTTTATAAATAGATGCTTGATTTAAATTATACATCAATTTTGTAAACTCAAGTAATTTAAGTTGATTATAAGGTTTGATTAGTCCTTCAACATAACTTGTCTCATCATAATCTAGATTATTTGAATATGAGATATAAACAATATTTGCATCTAACAGAACTCTTCTTAATTGTGGTATATCTGGATTTTGAATCCACACTACAGTTCCAGTACCTGGTTCTGCTGCAACAATTAATGTTAATGGATCCAATAAATTAAGTTCAATAATATTTTTTTGATCATCATCATAAACTAATTCAAATGATAAAAATCCATCTATTAGAAATGTTTTCATATAATTCCATGCAGTCAAACCATCGTTAAAATTAAAAGAATTGTATATTTTTTTAAAATTTTCTTGAAATTTAACTCTTATTGATTGATCATAATTATCTGGTAAATCAGACACACTACAAAAATAGTTATCATCATTATAATTAATAGCTTCTTCTGCTATTCTTGTGACATAATCTTTTATTTCTTCTTTTATTGCATATTGGTGTAATATTTTTCTTTTATCTAAATATCTACGATCTAAATATGCAATAGATTTCTTTTCTAATATTTTTGAAATTATCTTCTTAGTGAACAAATCGTACATGTTAGTACCTGGTTCATAAAGTAAATTAGATGTATCTTGAAATGCTCCAATTGCTTGACTATTTCTTACTACCATTTCTTGGTCATCCATTCCGAAATTACTTAATTTTCTTAGAAGTTTATTACCAAAACTTTTTCCAATATTACCTCTACCGAATTCGTACATTGAGTTTGGTTGTTGATATCTATTATATGTTGCCACAATTATTTATTTATTTTTATTTATATATTAAAATAAGAAGTTCCATTTTTATTATTCAATATTATTTATTATATTTGTAAAAAATTATATTTATGAAAGAAAAAGTGTTAAAAACAATTACTGCAATACGAGAATCATTTGGTGCATCAATTGCTATATTTGAAATGGGTAATTGCTATCAGTTATATGAAATATTAAAAACTATTTTTCCTGATGCTGAAGCATTTGATGTTGGTGGTCATGTTTTAACAAAAATTGATAATAATTTTTATGATATAAGAGGATTAAAAAATCCAGATCATTTTAAAATGACTCCAATTGTTGATAAAAAAAGAATAGAATCCTTTTCAAAAAATAAATGGACAGATGAAAGAAGAAAAAAACATGGAAATGGAAGGGGTAATTAATTATAATTTATCCATCAATTTTAGATTTTTTTCAAAATTTCGTAGAGATTTAAAAAATGATTCTACATCTTTTTCATACATTTTTAAAATTTCTTCATATATTTTTATTTTATTAGAAAATTCATTTTTTAGTTTTTCATTTACAATATTATCTAATGTATCATACATCAATCCATTGTTTATTGTATAGGTATCTAAAAATACAAATCTTTGTAGTATAGTAGAAGAAATTTGATAAACATGTTCAATTTTAGAAATATCATATGCAGTTATTGAATAATTTTTATTACCATTTATTTTTAGATAATTATAAATCCAATTTACATTAAAATTTGATTCTTCTTTAACGTTTTCACCATTTGTAATTTTATCTTCATTTTTATCATATTTATCTTTGTTATTATTAATTATTGCATCAATTAATTTTGCTTTATATAACAATGGTAGATAATCAAAATTTATAGCGTATAATATTTTTTTAATATTATTAATTTTTAGTTGTTTTCCTAAAACACCAGATTCATTTATATTTTGTATAGGTGGAATTGTTAATATAGGGCACCATAATTTATTTCCATTATAATTATACTTAATCACATAGAATTTACCAATTTGTATATTTCCCAATGTTGTTGATCTTACTTGATTATTAGGATTTCTTGTAATATATCCGAATATTTCTTGAGTAGATTCTTTCCTAATCACACCAATATTTTGCTTATATTGTGCGAATAATGCTCTTAGTTCTTCAGTAAAAGTCATTTTACTCATTTAATTATTCCTTTATTTTTCAAGTCAACTTCTGTTATAATTAGAAACTTCAAATGATGTCTTTCACACCATTCTTTTGTAAACGCCCATTTATGAAGATTTGTCTTGAATGTTTTTAACGAATATTGATATGTTTCTAATGTTTTTGTTGTTTGTTTTTGAGGAGCTTTAGGAAATTCAGTTTCATGTTTTGGTTTTATTTCAATTACTAATCTATCATGTTTTTCTGAATTTGTAGTATCAACCATTTCAACATAAAAATCAGGATAATATCTATGTATCTCAACTTTACCATTATCATTAGTTGTTTGATATGGTATAGCTAAACTCTCAGAACTCCATTTTGAAATATTGTTGCTCATATCACAATATCTACAAAATGCAAATTCCCATGAGCTATAACATCTTATTGGTAATATTCCAATATATTTTTCAACATTTTCAAGGTTGTAAATACCTTGCTTGTACCTATTTACACCTTTTTTATTTTTACGATTACCAAATGCTGCTCTATTTGAACCCATATATTAATATCCATTCTTTAACTTATTCAAATTAGGCGGCTCTTGAATAAGTTTAGTATTATCAGTAACTGGTATATAGTTTCTACCACCATTAGATTTAGCAACATCATATAGTGTTGGAAATCTATTATATGCTCCATTCTGGATTTCTTTATATTGAATATCTCTAACTAGCATAATAAAACTCTCATCACCACTATATGAACTTGATGGTCCTGGTGTAGAGTTTATAAATCCGTCATTTCTGACCCAATCTCGTAGTGCCATATATTTATTTTTATTTGTATATATAAATTTATCAAGCACAAAAAAATTAAAAAAGGGACTTCAACATATTTATACATAAAATAAAAACACATTCTTATGACAAAATATCAAAAAGAATATTATGAGAAGAATAAAGAACAAATAAGAAAAAACCAGAAAGAATATTACGAGAAAAACAAAAAATATTTGTATTATTTT